ACGCGCAAGCCTCCAATAACGCGCCAGAGTAAACTCCCCTAACGGTTGCACTAACGTCACCCGGATGTTTTGTGGAGAGGTTCCAATCAGTGGCACATCTTGAACGTCTGACCAGCTTACGCCATCGGTAGACTTCTGAATCTTAAACTCATCGCTCGTGCCGGATGACAGGCTGATCTGGCGCAGATCAAAGAAGTCTCTCCAAACAGGACTGCCAAAGTCGTACTCAACAACAGAGTACGGATTAGTCGTGCCGATTGGAGTCGTTGTCGAGGTCGTGGTCGCATCATTGTTGTCGTTGATAATCGACGTTGACCCGCCGTTAGGCATGGTGGGAGCGCCCTTGTATCGGCTCAGGCTCTCAACTACCGTCCCAATGTACTCAGTACCGGGACGACGCTTCATGCCGCCTTGAGGGACAATCACAACATTATCGGCAGTCTCTACCGCCTGATAATACTGGTTGATATCAATGCGACCCTTGAGAAGCGGGGATAACTCGCCACTTACAAAGCTAGACTGAATGAATCGAGTCTTAGCCATTAGTACCTCACATTAGTAAATGGGTTACTTCGTATCGGTTGCGTAGGATGTTGCTGAGAGTCCGTGAATCGCGCCATACGGGACGCATTCACATAAGCCGCCGCCATCTCTCCCCGTGCCGCAGAGCTGTCTCTAATGCTCGCCGCGAAGTCCATAGCCAATGCGTACTCGATCATCTTTGAAAAATACACAGGCCACTCGTCCTCAGTGACGTTTGCAATGTAGTCAGCGTACAGGGCTTGCGATGAATTGCTGTAAACCTTATCGCCATACACCTGATAGTTGGAATCAGGGGAAACAGTGATCAGGAACAGTAAATCAGTGGGTAGCTGGTAAATGCTGTTCCAGCCATTCGGGTCAATCGGGGTGTCTGTCAGCTTAGATATCTGTGCCTTGCGACGTGCAAAGCCCCAACGATGCTTGGTCAGCTCGTTTTGGACGATGTTGTCATACAGATTGTTTGCGACAGTCTCGCGCCGTGATCCACCCGATAGTGAATTAATCGGAGTATCCCCGATCAGAATAAGCGCATTGCTAATTAAGTCGATCTTGCTCGCCATAACTCACCTAGAAATAGAATGGCCCCCGAAGGGGCCGGGTAAGACTTATGCAGTCTTGTCGTACTGGACCTTAACCAAACCACCTTCGTCACGTACAACAGAGCCAGCCTTCAGCATACCGTTGGTAAGCCAAGAGGTCTTCTCAGGGACGTAGTTGATTTCAGTCTTCATGTCGATACCGACAGCAAGGCCAACCGCTGGACGCTGGAAAAACCAAGAGTCAACGATGTTAGACGCTTCAGTCAGACCGCCTTCCGCACGAGTCTCAAGGATGATGAACTGGAAGCCAACGAGAGTGTTGATCTCACCAGATACAAGAGCCTTGATTGCTTGGTAGTCAGAAGAAGTTGCCTTCTCATCAGCCAACAGACCGCCCAAACCACCAGCTTCGATTACAGCGAAAAGCTCAGTGTTAGGTACGCCCTGATCGCGAAGCTCAACCTGCGCATCGCTAACCTTAGCGATAGTCAAGTTAGTTCCGCCAGCGGCAACAGCAGTTGTCAGTGGAGTAGAAGCATCCATTGCATCAATTACGAGCTGATCGCAACGACGACCCAAAGCACCGGCGATTGTAGATGCCAGCTCTTGCTTCTCGTCGAAGTTAACGTCTTGCGCGTCAAAGATGTCAGTGAACTCGGGCGCGTTCCAGTTTGCGAGAGTCGCAGTCTTGAACTCGTGTCCTACGTTCATTGGAGTTACGTCAGCAGAACTAGCCTTCTGGTTAGCAAGACCTTTGCCCATACGACGGAATTTGTAGGTATCACCTACGACGTTGTTTCGGAGTGTGACAGCGTTCTTGAGCAAGCCAGCGTTCGCATAAGCGTGCTTCACCATGCTGTCAAATTCAGTTACCGCTACTGCGGAGAGATTAATTGACATGATTCAGTCTCCTCTATGTCAAATGTATAACAATGATTAAGAGGTTTTGGACTGAGTACCCGGCAGTCGGTCAGTCGTTCAACCTAAAACTACCGGGCCTTGTGAAAGGGGTATCCGATCTCGCTATGATACCACACAAATTACGTTAGCCAACAATACGCTCGTATGGCTTATCACCGCCAAACTCTTTCATCATGCGCTGAATCTTGGCCTCGTGGTTAGGATCGACTGAGCGGAGCATCTGGCCGCTGTCATCCTTCTTGAACATCTCCGCTTCAATGTCCTGCCACGTAATCCCACCGGGTTGAATGTAGCCATCAATCGGCAACTTAGCAGGGGCAGTGGACTTGATCAGCGCCTCGATCAATTGAACGGACTCAGCACTGTTTACAGCGTAACGAAGCTCTTCGTATGTATCGCCATCGAGATTGTTTTTCATGTACTGCTCGACAACCTTGATACGCTCAACAGCGTTATCGCCCAGCTTTGCCATCTCAGTCTCAACAGAGACCTCTTCAATGGCTTGCTCTTGTGCTGTCAGTAGCTCCCATGCCTCATTCATAGCGGCCTGAGACATATTCTGTTTGGTGCCAAACTCTACAAGCTCGCCCCACAACGCGTCATCTGACTCAACGCCATCGTATACCGCGTATCCGTCCTTTGGTGCGCCAGTGAATCCGCCGAACTTCTTCTCTAGCTCGGTGTATGCCTTGGCTTGCTCTGCAATTGACTTGTATTTGTCGGCTTTGTACCACTCGGGTTGATCGCCTACGCCCTTGATTCCCTCACTCAGAAAGAATTCGCCTTCACTTAATGTAGGTTCAGCGGCATCTACTAATGATGTCAGGGTGTCGTTACTTTCTACGGCCTGTTCGTCCATGATTATCTCCAAGGATAGTTAATGATCGCCCTCTTAGGGCTTATGGGTTGGTGTTGCAGTAGGATTAATTCCAGCCTCCGCTTGCCATTGATCAGGGCTAGGTTGTTGACGTCTATCCAGTCAACGTGTTGCCCGTCCTTATAGCACCGGAATGCACGGAATTTGTGGATATATTCAAACTTTTCAAAGCCATACCGCTCGTGTAGCGGGTTGAGCCAGTCAAGTTCGCAGTTGATCGTATCAAGGTACTCAAGATTCGCACCAGCCACCTCGTATTTAGGTTTAGCTTTGCGCGTTCGCTTCTTCGGTTCTTCGCTCATTGTCTCTCCGCTTGCTGTATGTAGTGGATGATCATGCGAATAACACCCGCTTCGCCATTGTGATACGCCGCTTCATACGCGACGTTCTGGCTGGATAGGGATGTTGCATTGTCGAATAGAAAGCGACGCGTGAGATCCTCCAAGACCTTCTGCCCGTCTTCAGTATTGAAGCATCGGGCATAGGCTTTGGTTAGTTGGGTGATCTGTTCTTGTGCTTTGGCTTTCTGTTTCTTGGCGTCCGGGCTTGCGCCCTCAATTGTGTCCCAAGTCATTCAGCTTCCATTGGTGGTTGTTGTTGTTCCATCATCTTGACCTGTGCGCCAGCTTGGATGATCTGCTGTTTCTCCATATCAGATCGCACTAAGTCTGCTGGCATCCCCGTCTTGTTCGCCGCCCAAGTTCCGAAGTCCTCGATCTTATAAGCGATCTGTACTTGCTCGGGGCCGGATGTGCCCAATACGAACTGTACGGCCTGCTGAACGGCTAATAGATCCTCGCCATCCTGCGCCCGTGCTAGTGGAGAAGTGAACTTGATCTGTACGTCACGCCCATCCAGCTCGATAGGGACGATCAATCCGCGCCTAGTCAATATAGCGACGACACGCTTGAGTATTGGTACGAGTATCTCGGTCTGAAGTCGCCCAAAGGCCGACCCGATCCGTTTTGCAAGCTCTCGGGATTCAATAGCAACCTCAGTGGCGCTACGAACAGGACCAGCAGGATCACGCAAGTCGTTGAACAGTGCCAACTTGATAGCGTTCTGAAGCTCCACGATTTCGAATTGCGCGAGAGCAAGGTTCGATCCTGTATCGAGACGTTGAATAGAAGGGTTGTTGGTGTTGTTTGATCCGACTGGAATCACGACACCCGGTGCAATGACCATATTGTACGGATTAGTGACACCGTCGTCAGT